ACACCATCACGGTGAACGGTGGAACCGGTCAGGCAAGCACTGTGACTCCCCAGGGGTTGGTGTTCCACAAGTACGCCTATGCACTGGCCTTCGCCGATCTGCCCCTGCCGCAGGGTGTGGAGATGGCCGCCAGGGCATATGACGATGAGGATGTCGGAATGAGCATCCGTCTCGTCACCCAATACACGATCAACAATGACTCGGAGCCCACACGTGCCGACGTGCTGTACGGGCCGGCCTCGTTGTATCGCTCGCTGGGCCTGCGGATCGCGGGTTAATCCATCATGGGGGCCCTGCGGGCCCCCTCTTTAGGAGAATGTCATGCCAGGTGGCTCAACACTGCAACGTGGAAACGAGCTGTTCGCGCAGATGATCTATCTGCCCTCTGTAACGGTACCGAATGTCAACGCCAATGCCACCGCGACTCAGACCTTTACGGTCAAAGGTGTTGTCATCGGCGATCTGATTGCCTGGAACCAGCAAAGTGAAGTCACGGGAATCTCGGTTGAGAATGTGCGCGTGAGCGCAACCGATACTCTGACTTTCTACTGGAGTAACACCACGGGCAGCAATGTCACCAGCACAGGGGCACAGCCCTTTTTGATTCAGGTGACGCGCGCGGAGAACACTGCTGAGTCCGGACTGGCCGGCCTGCCGAACGGAATTTACTGATGGCCAGTCAAATGGTGCATTTCTCGGTGACCACCGGTACGCCTGTACTTCAGGCGGTCGGTCCACCGAACAAGCAGATCAATGTCACGGGGTTTTCCGTGACTTCGGACACCACGAACATCTGCTATCTGAAACTCTGGTGGCAGGGCAATAGCAACACTGCGCCCGTGATCGGCACGACGGCCCCGAATGCGACGTTCCAGATTCCGGCCTCAACAGGGCTCACCAAACTGCTCTACAGCCCCCTGAGCAATGCGGGTCCTTGTTTCGCATCGGTGACCAAGAGTGCAGCGGACACGGACACCACCGCTCTGACAGCGGGTGCGGTGATCACGATCTTCATTGAATGAGCGCGACCACCCAAACGACCAGCGATCTCATCCAGGGGGCATTGCTCAACATCAATGCGTACTCCCCCGGTCAGGTCATCTCGGCCACAATCTCGGGGGTGTGTCTTCAGGTGCTGAATGACTTGTTGGATTCCCTCTCCAATGACAAGGCCTACATCTTCACGCAGGCCGAGAACATCATCGCCTGGACACCGGGAAAGTATCAGTACTCCATCGGCAATCCGGTGGGTGGCACATTCGCCGGCTATCTCACCAGCGGCAGCCCTGTCATTACCGGCGTTACGGTTCCGAGTAACCTTCTGGCCGGCGGCACCCTCTCGGACGTGCAGGCCGGCATCCCATCGGGTGCGACGATCCTGTCGTTCAGTGGCGGTGCAAATGCGGTGGCTATTACTTTCACCGGAGGGCCTACCGGTACCTCCGCCACACTGAATGCGATATGGGCAGGGGCCACCGGTCTCTACCTCATCAGCTTCAGCGACGGGGAAGTGCGCTCGGCCAACTTCACCCACAACAACACCGCAGTGACCTGGACGCCCGCGCTCACCGGCACTCCCACGACTTCCGCCACGGTGAACATCAACACCGTGACCATGAGCGCCAACGCCACCCAGACGCTCACGAGTGCCGACACGGTCACCTACACGGTTCCGGGGGATATCGCGATTGATCGTCCCCTGCGCATCCGCAACAGTTTTACCCGGGTCACGACCTCAGCGGCCGCGGGGCTCGATTACTGGTTCGACTGCGAGGTTTCGTTCGAGCGCTACAAGGAGATCGGCTACAAGACCGTTCCGGGACCCTGGCCCTACGAGGCGGCCTACCTCCCAAGCTTCCCCTATGGATCCCTGCGGATCTATCCCAATCCCACGATCGCGGGACAGGTCTATCTCTACACCGACCAGATTCTGACGAACTTCAGCTCCCTGACCCAGGCGGTGAACCTGCCGCAAGGGTATGCGCGCTCGCTCAAAAAGCTCCTGGGGCTGGAACTGTGTCCGATGTTCGGCAAGACCCCGAGTCCGGAGCTCAAGCAGCAGTGCAAGGAGGCGAAAGACCTCCTGAAGAACAACAACATCGAGCCGATTGTCACGCTGCGGTATGACTCGGATCTCATCTACAGCCGCCACACGGACGCGGGCTGGATCACCCACGGGGGCTTCGTGTGACCTACGCGGCCACCGACTTTGGCTTCTGCGGGCCTTCCTATCAGGCCCCGATGACGCTCCAGGACGCTCAGGACACCATCAACTGGTATCTCGAGCGCGACCCCGAAGAGCGCGCCAAAGAGCCGATCGCCATGTTGGGCTGTCCCGGCTTGAATCCCCTATGGTCGACCATCACCGGTCAGTCCCTCGGTGCCTGGGTGCTCCCCGGCGGGACCCAGGCCCTGATCGTGGTGGCCCAGAATCTCTATCTCGTGACCATCACGGTTCCGGCCACCCAGACGAGTATCCCGCAGTTCGCGGTGACCTTGGTAGGGACGCTGCTGACGAACGCCGGCCCGGTGTCTATCCGGGATAACGGCGTCCTGTCCTCCGGCAAGGGTGGCTATGCCCTGATCGTGGATGGGGCGAATGCGTACTACTACCTGCTCTCGGGCACCATCTACACCAATACGTTCAGCGGCTCGCTCACGATCAACACCCCGACGATCACGCTCTCGGGCACCTTGCCGAACGGGCTGATTGTGGCCTCCACTCCGACGCTCACCGATGCCGGAGGATTCATTCCGGCAGCCACCACCATCCTTTCTGTCGACACTGTGGGACTGACCATCACGATGTCGGCCAATGCCACCAACAACAGTGGCGCTGAGAACATCACACTCACTATCCCGGTCTTCGGTCGCATCACGGATCCGGGATTCCTGGGTGCTCAACGGATTGCCTTCATTGAAGGGTGGCTGATTTTAAACCAGCCCGGCACCCGGACTTTCTACACCACCGGTCCCACCGCCTACTCGATGCTCTTTCCAGGGGCTTTCTTTGCCCTGAAAGATTCCTCGACCGACAACCTTATCACGCTCATGGAGAACAACCGCGAGCTGTGGTTGGTCGGTGAGCGCACGACGGAAGTCTGGTTCGACTCGGGCCTGCAGAACTTCGCGTTCTCCCGTATCCCCGGTGTGGCCCCCCAGATCGGCTGCGCCGCGGTCAATTCCATTGCGCGTGTCGGTACGCAACTCGCGTGGCTCGGCAAGAACGAGCAGGGCGAGAACATCGTAGTGATGACCGCGCAATACAGCTGGCAGCGCATCTCCAATCATGGCGTGGAACATGCGATCACCTCCTATCCGGTCACCAGTGATGCGATCGGCTACGCGTACGAGGAAGAGGGGCACCTCTTTTACGTGCTCACCTTTCCAACAGCGGATATCACCTGGTGCTATGACACCACGACCGACCAGTGGCACAAACGCCTGTCCTGGGATCCCATGGCGGGTGTTTATCATCGCCACCGTGGCAACTGCTACATGGACTTCGGCAACCTGCGCATCGTGGGGGACTACCAGAGCGGCCAGTTTCACCAGATGAGCCGACAATTCTACACCGATGCCGGCAATCCTCTCCGGGCTCTACGACGCTCGCCGCATGTCTGGCAGAAAGCGACCCGCCAGAGGGTGTTTTTCGCCCAGCTGCAGATCGAATTCACGCCCGGCGTCGGGTTACAGAACGGGCAGGGCTCCAACCCGCAATGCATGTTGCGATGGAGTGATGACGGCGCCTTCTCGTGGTCGACCGAGCAGTGGGTCACCATCGGACTGGCCGGCGACACCAAGAATCGCGCGGTCTGGTACCTCCTGGGGGAGGCCCGCGACCGGGTGTGGGAAGCCTCTATTACCGATCCGGTGGCGCGGGACATCATCGGTGCCACCTGTTATATGGAGCCAGCCGTCACATGACACTCCAGTATCGGGCACTCCCGACCTACACCGAGCCGGTCGACGATAAAGGCAACATGTCCGCGGCATGGCGGCGCTGGTTCAGCGCCACGGATACCGGGACCCCTCCGGCGGCGGAAGCCTCCATTACGGTCGGTGCCTCACCATTCACCTATCAGGCGACCCAGAAAGGATTTGTGATCGTGACCGGCGGGACGGTCTCCAGCATTCAGTTCACCCGCACGGGAACCTATTCAACGGGTCAAACAGCCGGGGTTTTTCCGGTGTCACTCGCTGACATTCTGACGGTGACCTGGAGCGGCAAACCCACCATGACGTTTGTCCCCCAGTGAGGATTTATGGCTAACCCCGGCGCCGCTTCGGTGCAGATCCTGGAAAGCGAATGATCCCGGAAGTCCTTCCCACCCGTGAAGACATCGAGCGCCTGGAGGCGAGCGTTGCCCATGCCCCCCAGGTGGAGATTCAAACGCGACATTACTTCGCGGACGGCATGTATTGCCGTGAGGTCTTCCGGCCAAAGGACACGCTCATCGTGGGCAAAGTGCACAAGAAAGAGCACTTCTACATAGTTCTGCAGGGTGAGGTGACCGTCGTAGGGGATGGCAAGCGCGAGCACATCAAGGCTCCCCGGATCATCGTATCCCAACCCGGTACGAAGCGAGCAGTGTATGCGCATGAAGACTCCATCTGCATGACAGTACACCGCACCTTTGAGACGGACCTCGACGCCATCGAACGTGAATTGGTGGAGGACGATCCGCATTCAGTCTTTCTGCCCGGCAACATTCTCAAACAGAAGGTGCTCACGTGAGCTTTGTCGCGGTCGCAGTCGGAGTGGCGGGACTGGCGGGAGCGGCGATATCCGCCGGCGCCGCCGGTCAAGCAGCGGATCAACAAGCCGCGGCCGCCCAGAACGCTCAGAATATCTCCCAACACGAGTTTGAGACCATCACGGGGCAGGAAACGCCCTTCATGCAGTCCGGCTATGGTGGGCTGGGTCAGCTCAACTATCTGTTGGGGATCGGCACGCCGGGTACCGAAGCCACCACGAATTGGAAAAACGGCATGCCCGTAGGGACCGCACCGACTGCGGCCTCGAGCACGGCCGGCGGCTACGGGAGCCTTCTGACGCCGTTCTCGGCGGACATGATGAAGCAGTACTCCCCGGCCTATCAGTTCCAACTGCAGCAAGGCGGTCAAGGGGTATTGAATCAGGACACCGCAAGCCAGGGGGCTCTGTCGGGCGCGGCGCTCAAGGACCTGATCAGCTTCAACCAGGGGACCGCCAATACGGCGTTCAACAACGCCTTCAACCAATATCAGACCCAGCAGGGCAACATCTATTCGCGCCTGGCGAATCTTGCGAATCTGGGACAGAACGCGGCAGCCAACACCGGTCAGCAAGGTACGGCTCTGGCGGGTCAGGCAGCCCAGAGCGCGCAGAACATCGGCACCGCACAGGCCGCCGGCACCGTGGGCGCGGCGAACGCCTGGAGCAGCGGGTTGAGCAATGCGGCCACTCCGTGGCTTCTGGCGAACCAGAATCAGAATCCTTTTGCCAGTGGGTCTTATAACTCCGTAATGAATAACGGCGGATTCGGCTCCCCCGACAGTTATGGTAGTGGTTATACCCTGGAAGATTATGGAGCGCAGCCATAGTGCCGGACATGATTCCCGTCGCCACGATGATCAAACCCCCTGATCCGAATCAGGGTCTCTCGACGCTGTCCTCCATCATCGGTCTGCGACAGGCCCAACAGAACCTTGCTACGGGTGCTCTCCAACAGCAGGGTGTTGCCGCGAATGTCCAGCAGGACCAGCAACGCAATCGGGAGTTGCAGGCGGCCCAGCAGGTCGCGGTCAACGGCGCCCGTAGTGGCCAATATGACGATGGTAACGGGGGCCTCGACCGCCAGAAGATGGCGAACGACATCCTTCGGGTGGCGCCCACCT